AATAAATTTTTCTTTAGGTTAATTTGTTCTTGTAAATGTGTAAATTTTTCATCCAACTCTAGCATCTTAATTGTATATAATATACAATTATTATTTATATATTGTTAAAAAAAAACAAAAAAAACTAAACAAAGTTTGAAATGAGTATAAAAAGAATTTAAAATCTTTTTAAATATTATATTTAGAATATAGTATGTCATCGAAGCAAATCATAGAACCTTTATTAACACCAGACGTTGGTAGGTTTGTGATGTTTCCAATTAAATATCATGATATTTGGCAAATGTATCAGAAACAGGTTGATTGTTTTTGGAGGCCGGAAGAAATCGACTTAACAAAAGATATTACTCATTGGGAGGGCTTAAATGATGATGAGCGTTACTTCATCTCTCGAATTTTAGCTTTTTTTGCTGCGAGTGATGGGATTGTTTTGGAAAATTTAGCCATACGGTTTATGAATGATGTTCAAGTATCCGAAGCACGTGCGTTTTATGGGTTTCAGATTGCAATGGAAAACATTCATAGCCATACGTATAGTTTACTAATTGATACTTATATTAAGAATTCCGAAGAAAAACACAAATTACTTAACGCAATTGATAATTTTCCTTGTATAAAGAAGAAGTCCGAATGGGCTCAAAAGTGGATGCATGATAATAGGAGTACATTTGCTACGAGGTTGGTTGCTTTTGCTTGTGTTGAAGGAATTTTTTTTAGTGGTGCTTTTTGTAGTATTTATTGGTTAAAAAAACGAGGGTTGATGCCTGGGTTAACATTTTCGAATGAATTAATTTCGAGGGATGAAGCATTACACTGCGAGTTTGCAATATTGCTTTATAGTAAGTTAATTAAAAAAATGAGCAAAGTTCGTATTCACGAAATAATTAAAGAGGCTGTAGATATAGAAAGCGAATTTATTTGTGACGCGTTGTCTTGTCGTTTAATTGGAATGAACTCTCTTTTAATGACTCAATATATTCAATTTGTAGCAGATCGGTTATGTGTTCAGCTTGGGTACGAAAAGATATTTAATGTAAAAAATTGTTTTCCGTGGATGGAGTTAATTAGTTTAGAATCAAAGACTAATTTTTTTGAAAAGTCATCAGATGCTTACGCGTTAGCAAATAAGAGTAATATGTCAGAAGCGTTTGATTTAAACGACGATTTTTAAAACATTTTTGTTATATTTTTAAAAGTGTAATTAAGAAGAGATAAAACTTAAAGTTTGTTTTTTATTTTTATAAAAAACAAAGTAATGATAACATGTACCATAATGGGTGGATTAGGCAATCAATTATTTCAGATTGTAAGTACTATTTCTTATGGCATGCGAACGAGAAAAAGGTTTCTATTTTTAAGGTGTGAGGAAACAATAGGAATATGTAAAAGAACAACTTATTGGGACAATTTATTACTGCGATTATATCCGTTTATGATAAACAAAGTAGGTAGCTTCCCTCGGTTGACATTAATGAGAGAAAAAGACTTTACTTACACTGATTTAACCCCGTTAATTTTAGAAAATAAAAATGTCCAACTGCACGGGTATTTTCAGAGTTTTAAGTATTTTGAGGATGATTTTTCGACCATTTACAAGATGTTACAGTTTGATAAGCAGAAGGAGGTTTTACTTTCCAAGGTTTCTCCGTCGGACATTAGTATTCATTTTCGAGTTGGGGATTATTTAACTTTACCAAAGATTTATTACATAATGACGTATGAGTATTACAAGGCGTCCTTAGAACATATTATCAAAAGTAGCAAAGAGCCCATTACTAATGTCATGTATTTTTATGAACTGGAAGATATAAATGAAGTTCTTGAAATCGTAATAAAATTGACAAAGGATTTTCCAGACATTTGGTTTAGGCAAGTTGAACATAGTTTGAAAGATTGGGAACAGATGCTTTTAATGAGTTGTTGTAAAAATAACATAATAGCCAATAGTACGTTTAGTTGGTGGGGTGCTTATTTGAACCAAAACGCGAATAAAATAGTGTGTTATCCAGAGAATTGGTTTAAACCTGAAGTGCCGAATGATACAAAAGACTTGTTTCCTATGAGTTGGGTTAAAATATAACGTATTAAGTATTTAAAAATATATGAATAAATAAAATTAAAATATGATTGACCAAGATTTTATATTGTTAATTATGAATTGTAAGAAATATAAGTGGAAATCTGAAGTTCAAAAAAAAGGATGGTTGAAGTTACTTCCGTCTGACCTAATTTACTTTCACGTTTTAGGAGATGAGGACTTGTTTGCGGAATACTTGTTTAATGAGGAAGAACGCATTCTTTGGGTGAAAACTCTTGATGATTATGTATCTCTTCCCAAAAAAGTAATTACTGCTTATAAAGCAATATCCGATAGATATAATTATAAATATATTTTTAAAACGGACGACGACCAAGAACTTCTAAGACCAAACTTTTTTGACATAATTAAGAAACTTATTTTACTTAAGAGCGACGAGGTTCATTATGGAGGGCATATAATTGACGTTGTTAAGCCGCATAAGTCAAAATATTATTTATTGCACTCCGAGCTGCCAACTGACATTATTATTCAAAAAACAAAGTATTGTTCGGGTCGTTTTTATTTTTTATCGTGTGAGGCTGTATGTTATTTGTTAAAATATAGATACGGTGATATTTCAGAGTCTTGTTTAGAAGATTATTCAGTTGGGTTTTGTTTGGATGATAAATTTAAAAACAATATTTTGTTTATTAATACAAATAAGTATTTTGTTGATTTTAGTTAGGTTGAAAAATTTATTTTGTTTATTGACATAATATCTGGACTAGTTTTGAACATCCATTCTTTATTTAAATCAGTCATTATTTTTTTGTAATTAGTATGTTTTTTTTCAATGTCGCTATAATCTTCTCTTTGAGATACAGTTAATGGAGTAATTAAAAACCATTGGTCTTTTTTTTGTAAAGAAATCCAATATTTATCAATTGCGTAGTTGAATCGTTTATCTGGTTCTCGAATTAGGTATAAAATACCCTCGCGAATATTGTCAATTAGTGTGTCAAAATAGTGATTTTTAATTAGGTAGCCAGTGGTTGTTTGGCAATAACTAACTTGTACACAAGTATCGTCTATTGCATTGTAAGGAGGCAAATTATTTCCAGCCAATAAAACAACGTCCCACTGTGTGTGGTTGTTTAAAAATGTATTAAATTGATTGATAAATAATGTCGGATTTAAAAACTGAATGTCGTCTTCAACAATTAAAACGTGATCCCATTGTTCACGACGGGCGTGTTCCAAACATTTTAAGTGACTCATCCCACATCCGATTGCACCATCTGGCAAAAAAACAGCATTAAATCGCTTGGCATTTTTAATTCCGATTTCATTTAACTGTTTTTCAACGTGTATTTTTCTATCCGTTCGATGGTTAAGATTAATATAAAAAGTATTTTTTATATTTATAATAGAACTTGGCATATTTTTATATTATAGGTTCATTGTGTTTTCATTTTTAAGTAATTTTAATTAAATGAGATTTTTTAGTATCGTTTTTAATTAAAAAATAATAAATATTCATATTTTATAAAAAAACATCATGGAGTTATTGTCCGAGACATTTACAGAACTAGACAAATTTATGATTTCAAGGTTTATTAAAAAAATATCACTGGCCGATGTTTTGACTGATTTTTTAAAATTAAAGATGATTGGTTCTAACGCTGGGTTAAGTTCTTCGAGAAGTAGAATTGGCAACAATGTGGTAGATTTTTTTACGTATAAAGAGAGATTAAATACAAGGGGGAAATATAATATGAATTATTTTGAGTTTATTGTCAACTTGGAAACTTTTAAAAAAAAAAAATTCATTAACAACATGTTAATTTATTACAGAGATGTCAAGAATAAAAACAAGACGAAGAATGAGTACATTGTTTTAAAAGAAGTTTACAATATTTGTATCAGTGCAATAAACATCTTTAGGCCGTTAGTTTCCATGCAGGTTTATGAAAAATACAAACCTGAGACCGTATTAGATTTTACTTGTGGTTGGGGGGGAAGATTGGTTGGAGCATTTGCGTTAAATGTTCCAAATTACATTGGAATTGATATTAACACTAACTTACAACTTCCATATATTGAGATGACTAATTTTTTAGGTATGCATTCAGAGACAAAAGTTCAGTTGTACTTTGAGGATGCAGTTTTGTTTGATTATTCAAAGTTAGATTATGACATGGTTTTAACCTCCCCTCCGTATTATTTTTTAGAAAAATATCCCAACAATTCGTGCTATGGAAACTCGAAAGATCAAATGAACTTGTATTTTTATACTCCTTTGGTAACAAATACGTATAAATATTTAAAACCGGGTGGTAAATATTGTTTAAACATCAACGAAGAAATATACAATAGCGTTTGTGTGCCAATATTAGGTACTGCTCAGGAAACAATTCAACTTAAAAAAAGTAAAAGACAAAATGATTATGGCGAATTTATCTATGTTTGGTTTAAAAATAATTTTTAAAATTACAGTGAGTTACTATTGTAATTTTCTTTATTTTCTCTAGAGTAGTTTCTTGATACACTTAGACTACGACTACCGTTACTTTTTTTTGTTCTACTATTTGCAGTACTGCTTTTGCTTCTTTTTTGGGTGCTTTTATGTGTATTGCTTCGGCTTCGGCTTCGGCTTCGGCTTCGGCTTCGGCTTCGGCTTTGGCTTCGGCTTCGGCTTCGGCT